CCCTGTTTTCTTCGCCTTGAATTCATTCAGCTTTTCTCTTATGCCCTTTAAGCTTTCAAGGATGCTCTGCTTCCTAGCAGCAAGTGAATTATACTTTTTGTCACCTTGGAGCTCACTCTTCAATGAGTCTGAACCTCCTTTTTCTAAAGCCTCCGCAATCCTTTTCTTATGCTCATCTGTCAGAGAGCCGCCTTTCTTGACAAATTTCCAAGAAATTTCACCTAGCTCCATGCCTAGTATTTCTGACATCTCTTTTTCAGTTGGCTCTTCAGCTTCTTTCTCCTGAGGCTTCTCTTCTTTGTCTTCTTCTGGTTCTTCCTGCTGATCTCCTTCTCCAGCATCTATAGACATGACTTCCATCTCTAATATATCTAGCTCGCTCTCAAGCTCTTTTGTCTTTATGTCTTCTTCATCATCAGGCGGAATGGCAGAGAGCTTCAGCTGCTCCCTCATTTTGTCCTCATCTTTCTCTAGCCATTGGATCAATCCTCCTTCTTTAGCAGCTTTCAAGCTGGTGACATATTCATCCAAACTGATCTGCCCAATATCAGAGCATTTCAAGCAAGGGTACTTTTCTCTTTTCCCATAGTTCATGAAAACTAATTCTTTGATTGCTTCGTTAATGACATTGCAGATCCTTTCAATGTTCCCTTGAAGTCCCCTCAAAAAGAAAGAAGACTGGTCTTTGCTTAATGCATTGCTGCCTCCATCACCGCTTGTCAGATTGAGGAAGCCAGCTAAGATAGAGTCATAGATCTTCCGGTCATGGTGGTTTATCATGTCTTTCATCATCCCTTTTTCAGAAGACCCCCCAGATGGAGTCATGATCCCAAATTCCTCTACCTTGTCATCAAATACAGCAAAAGCTTGCTCATTAGATTTAATGCTCTTGACAATCGCTTTGTATTTATTGACTAGCTTTGTGCTCGCTGTTGACTTGTGCTTTATGAAAGGAATGCCCACGCCAAATCTGTCAGCGCTTATCCCGCTGATCTTATAAAGGAGGTTCTTCATCTTCCAATGCATGTAAGCGGATCTCAATACAGATTTTCCTTGGAAATTATTCCCCCTCTTCTTGTGAGTGAACAAAAGAATCTTCTCCCATGGGATTTCTAGGTACTGGATTTGCTGGCTTAAATCATCAGTGTTGTTGACTTGCTGTGTTACTCCAGCAGGATATCCTCCTTTCCATGGCTTCCCTTGGATCCCCCATTTGTAGATAGATCTCTGGACTCGAGGGCTGAATCTATCCCAGACAATCTTATCCCCTTTGTATTTGTAGACTTTCTCAAAGACAGAGAAGCCATAGTCATAGCAAGTGAGGACTTCAGAAAGGAAATTCAGAAAGCCACCTTGGATCCCCCAGAGCGCAGCTTGCATTTCTTCAGCAATCTGGACTTCCTCTGCATCTTCACTAGCTGGCTCAATAAAGAATTTAGAAGAGAGGATTGGGGCTTTCTGAGCTTCTAGTATTGCCTCAATAGAAGCATCTGAGCCAATCATCTCATCAACTGTCTCAACCAGCTTGAAAATATCTTTGAATGCAGTATTGTAGTCAACATCAATAGCGCCAGAAAAAATATCAGTTCCAACTGCGCCATACTCCATTCCAATAATCTCTCTCTCTTCGTCTATCTTGCTCTTATTTATCTCTTTCTCTTTGGGAATGGAAGGCTTTTTGTTTTTCTTTGGCATGAGATGATGCTTATTTGAATATAATTAATACTGCTTTCAGGGAAAAGTAAATCAGTAAACTTCATTATGCAGATTCCCAGCGACTGTGCTGGTGTTCTCTTCTGGCTCATCTTCACCGCTGTAGAAATCCCCATCTGACTCTTGGCTTGAGCCCCAAATTGCAAGTGCAAGCGAATCAGCATAGTCAGGGCTATCAGAGTTCATCTCAAGCCTCTTCTCTTTTGTGATTTTCTTCTTGCTCTGGATGCTCATGACTCCCTGAGAATTGAATTCATATTCAATAGTTGGCAATTGGCCAACAAGCTTCCCTTTGTCAATAATGCTGATTTCTTTGTCCATGAATTTCTGCCTGAGGTTCCAGTACATCTCAGTTTTCAGGTTGATGAACCTAGAGTCGCTTGAAGAGCTGCCAAAATTCACTGCTATGACATTGTAGCCAAGCTCTAATAACCGATCTGTCACGCCTCCTCCAACACCAGTGTCATCAATGACCATCTTGTCTTGCTTCTTGTTGAATCCAAGCTCATTGAACATATTGACAGCTTTACCCACTGTCTTCATTAAGTCTTTCCCTTGATGCCACTGAATATCTAACACATCACAATTGTTAACTCCTGTAAACACTGTCTCGTTGCTACCTTTCCTAGCCACATCTATTCCAAGCGCATTGCTCCTTGGCCATTGGGACCTCTCAGAATCTGTGAACTCTTTCTCAATAGCTTCGCACACGCTAGAGAGAGAAATAAGATTGTACTCATTTTCTTGAGGGAATTGAGCTAAGACTAAAGCTTGGAATATTGGCGTCTCTTCTCCCCAGTCAAAAAGCCTCTCCCATGCCCAGACTGGAGTAACTAGCTGAGGATAAGGCAAAGGAAGCGCAGCTACCTCTTCTCTAGTCTCAAACTTCCTAAGATCTGCTGTGTTCTTTATCCCATTGAAGGTAAAGTTAGGGGTGTTGAAGACTGTGATTCTGAATTTTGTGTAGAACTGAGACCCTTTCCCATGGTGGGAATTGTAGAACTCCCCATTAGCTGTTGTTGGGTTCCCAATATAAAGCAAGTGAGCATTGGCGGAAGTCATTAATCCATTCAAGCGGGATAGTGAAGCAGGGTTAACACCCCCTGTCTCATCCACAATTATCAGGACATCTTTCTCATGGAATCCTTGGAAGTTGTCAGGGTTCTCTGAGGCAACACCTATCGCGTACCACTTAGGCGCAATGTCAAACCTAGTCTTGAGCAGAGTTGAGCCAAGAGCCACTTTGCTTTCCCCATAAGCACTATGAAGCTCTCTCCATAACCCATTCTCCACCTGCTTGAATGTCGGCGCAGTAGTTATGACAATTGAGTTCTTGTGGCCAAGCAAAAAAGCCAAGGCAATCCTTGGCGCTATATAAGTCTTCCCGCTAGCATGGCAAGAGGCAACGCTAGTCCGCTGGTTCTTGAACACTGACTTTGTTATTTCAGCTTGAAGGTCGTAGTAAGTGCACCCTAAGATCTCATCATAGCAATGCTTGATGGGATCTCTCTGAATATCTTCTTGAAGAAGGAAAGTGTCAAGCATAAATTAGTTATAGCTGAATATAATTATTGTTTTCTTGTCTAATCTGAAAGCTTGAATGAAGTAATTATATTGCAATTTAATTCTATCTTGCTGCTATTCTCAATCACATTGTCCGGAATGCTGTCAATAGACTCTTCCACTCTTTCCAGCTCTCTGCTTATAACAGCTTCTAAAGCCATAGCAGCGGCATCTTTAAAAGCCTCACGCTTGCAGTTGATGCATTGAGGCGATTGGCTAATGCTTTTAGTTTCAGCTATCTTGTTTTTAGAGAGGGATTTGTATTTGCTCATTTTGTCCTGCGGTTAGTTTTCCTGCTGAACTTGAATGAAGGAGCTCCTAGCTTCCTGATTGCCCTCCCTCCACATTCACAAGAAGAAGAAGCTACCTCATGCATGACAATCTTGTCAATAGTTTTTGAACACTGGTTGCAGACAAATTTAAATAGTGGCATTAAGTCTCAATGAATTTGTAATTGTATTTGAACAGAAAAAGCTTTTTCTTGAGCTTATAGATTGAAGTCTTCATGCCTTTGACATCTTCAACAACTAGCTCCCCCCTGTCGATATATGAGAAGTCAGCAATGTAGCTGATCTTGCTGTGCTTCACTCCATCTCTGTCAATGAACCCTTCTTGGAGAACAAACTTTGGCTGGAGCTTGAGGTCTTGGATGCTCCCGCACCTCTCGAACATCTTGAGCTCTCTGTACCTTTCAGCCTCTCTCTTTGACATGAAGCTGATATTGTCAATAACTGTCCGGATGTTATTGTACTTACTCATTTTTTAGTTTTTATCTTTGCAGTCTATGCAGTAATGCTCGAAAAGATTTGCTACTTTCCTGCTTTTCCAGCCAACGTCCGATGCCATTTCCAGCATCTCGCAGAAATCTTCTGAGGTGAAGCTTTCTTTTGCCTCGCAGTCATCGCATTCGATTTCCCCTTCTTTGGTCTTCCTGTTGTATTTTATTGCCATTTTTTTATTTTTAAAAGTTAATTATAAAATATTCTAATTTTCTGTACCATTGCTGGTGTTGCTCTGCTGATGCCTCATCAAGTCAGTGAGGC